CGGTGCCGTTGTCCGCCACGAGGTAGGCCTCCACCTCGGCGTCCGTGAGATCGCTGCGGATGACGGCCACGTGCGTCCACCCGCGCGAGCGCGCAGCCTCAACAACGTGGTGCCCGGCCACGATGGTGCCGTCGGGGAGCGCGAGCACGGGCCGCTGCTGGCCGAACCTCGCCAGGCTCCGGCTGATCTCGGCCACGTTCCCCCGGCGCGGGTTGCGAGGATGCGGATGCAGATCGTCTAGCGGCGTGAGTAGCCTGCGGAGCTGCTCGTTCCCCTCCCACACGCGGGTCGTCGGCATCAAGCAGCCGTCGGATAGCGGTCGTCGAGCCAGGCCTCTATCCGCTGGCCGGTCAGTTCAGCGGAAGATAGGAACTCCCACTCCGCACGAGTGAACACGTCGCGAGTGATAACCACCTTGCGATGATGCCAGCCGTGGTGGCAGGTGAAGCAGAGGGGTAGCGCGTTCCTGAGATCAGCCGCCCCTGCCTTCCACTTCCCCCGCGGGATCGCATGATGTAGCTGTAGTCCGTCCAGCGAGCCACAGTTGCGGCATTCACGCTCGCCCTTCGCCTGTAGTCGCCAGCCCGGAATGCTGACTCCGACACGGCGGCCGTGGCTATGCGCTGGATTGCCCTCACCTCCACGCTCGCGCGACAACTTGCGGTCGCGACATTCCCTGGAACACAGCTTCCGTGGCCCGGGAATGAACTCACGACCGCACTCGGGGCAAGCGATGGGCGTCCGGTAGATGCGGTCGCAGCAGTGCGCGCATCGCCGTCGCCTGAGCGTCGAGTACACGACCATGTCGTGTCCACAGTCGATGCATGCGACAGTCTTGGCCCCACCCTTGCTTGCGTGATCTCGCTCCCGGTCGCGTTGACGGTCAGACTCACGCCGCCGGTGCGTCTCGCGATAGCGTCGGTTCCGCTCCTGAGCGCAAGCGCGGCAGTGTCGCTTCCCATCTCTACTGATCCAGGCGTCCGAGAGATCATGACCGTGCTTGCAAAGCGCGCCGCCTCTGTTCGCTGGCTTCGGATCAGGTACAGGGGACGCCAGGGTGCGCTCCGACCCACTCATTGAACTCACGCTGCCGGGCGCGCAGGACGTCCTCGATTCTGCCCTCGGCCCAGTCGTCCGGCGTCCACACGCGCACCTCCTGCCCGGCCATCCGAAGCGCGCTGAGCCACGTCTCCTGCTCGTGCCGTAGTCGGTCGCCGTCGCCCTTCACCTCGACGAACAGCACGCGCTCGCGGACGAGGACGAGATCGGGCCAGCCCTTCCCGTCAGCCTGCGCGGGCGTCCGCCAGATGCCGTCGTGCCCCTTCATGCTGGCGAAGTGCGCGACGCGCCAGCCGAACCGGCGGGCCGTGTCCACGATGCCCTTCTGCAACTCGCGGCCCCGGAGCGGCGCGCGGTCAGCCATCGGCCCGAGCGAACAGCGCCAGCACGGTGTGGAAGTCAACGCCGGGCCTGATCTTCCGGGCGGCCTCGCGCGCCGTCTCCGGGTCCTCGCGCCGGGCGAGGTGCGTGACTGTCCATGACTCGCCCGCATCCCACGCCGCGAGTGCGTCGCGGCCTAGCTCGCTGATGGCGTACACGTGGTTGTCGGCGCGCGTGCTCGCACCCGGCCTGCGCCCGATCACCGTGAGCATCTGATACGGGTTGCACAGCTCCTGGCAGCGACGGCGTAGCGTCTCGCGTCGTCGCCAGTCCTCGGCCAGCCTCTCGCCCGCCTCCATCGCCGTAAGGCCGTATCCGTGCGGCACCTCCGGTAGCTCGCCGTCGATGGAGAGCTGCTCGGGCGCGGCGACCTCGGACAAGTCCGAAGCACCACCCGAAGGCGGCTCAGGGGAGAGCGCCGCGTCCGATTCTGGATCGTACTGAGCGAACGCCTCGTCGAGCGCATCGCTGCGGTGTCGATGCGTCCGGCGGTAGGCCTCCATCGCCGCCAGCGCCGGATTCTCAGGCTCCGGGCTGATCGCCACCGGTATGCCCCGAGAAGTCGGACAGCGCCTCTCCGAAGATCGAGGCCAGCCTGTCGGCCACCACGTCCTCGGCCGTGTTGCGCTCGATGGAGCGCGTGAAGTGCTCCTCGCTGGTCCGGCTCAGCACGAGGCCGCACAGGCTGGCGATCTCCTGTCTGGCGATCTCGCGCACCCCTGCCTCGTCCATTACTCCTCCTTGCTCACGCCATGCGGGCTGACCGTTTGCCAGCCCGCATGGCAGATGGTCTTACCTCAGTTCAGACAGCACCAGTTCCAGTGCGGCCTCCGTGCCGACTTGCAGCCGCAACGCCGTGTCCCAGGCGCGCGCGGCCCTTGTGCCTCGCCTACAGGCGGCCAGTGCCAGTTGGCATTGACTGATGTTCCTACGTGTCGTCTTGAGAACCTCGTCGGCCCGGCGATGCTGGCTCCATCGCATCAGCATGTTGTCCCGCTGGTTGGAGGTGTCGATGATGCGCCAGACGTTCGTCTCACCTCCACGCTTCACGTATGGCACCGTCCAGTGATGATCGTCTACCCATTCTGCGGTTCGCACTCGCGCCAGCACGGCGTGAATACGCCACTTGTTCAGGCCGCACGCTTGGCCCAGTTCCGGCTCGGTGCCACGGAAGTCACGGCGTGGCTGTCTCGCGGGAAGCAGGTAGTCGAATAGAGCTTGGATGTCTTGCTCGATCTGCGTCATCGCAGAAGCTCCTGTGGATCGCTCGTCAGTGCGAGCAGGGTGGCGGCCACGTCGCGGATCGACTCCTCGACTGCGGCCCTGTCGTCGTCGGTCGCCCTATCGGCATGCTCGTCCCAGAGATCGCGGACAGTCATCGCGGCCTCCTCCAGGCGAGCCAGGCTTCCACTCATCACGGCGTGGAAGCCTGCCGCGCTTTCCATATTCCGCACTTCATCGCGGATACCGAGCGGCGGGCGCGTGACCGTCGCCGGATGGGTTTCGTGAATGGCTCTACTAATCGTCGCGCGCCGTTCGGGAGGCAAGCCTGCGACCACCCTCTCGATCTGCTCCTCCGGTGCCGTCTGTAGCTCATGCCGCAGCCGCCGTTCGGAAACGGCAGCCTCCGGCTCCCACGGCGTCGTCGCCCCGCTATTTGCAGGACTTTCGGCCCAGGAGACGATGCGTCGGCACCAGTCGCGGCCCCTGCCGATAACGTCACCGATCTCCTCCCAGGTCGCTCCTGCGTCCTTCGCGGCCCGCATCTCACGAGCTGCATCTCGGTAGTAGTCGTCACCTCGACCTACCGCAGCGAGCGCCGCTTCGGCGTGCCTTCGTGCTTCGGCGTTCATCAGTCCTCCTCCCCGAGTGCCGCCCGCACGCGGACGAAGTCCTCGCGTCGGACGATGATGTTCTCTCCCGCGATCTCGGCGTTGTGCACGAGCGAGCGCGCCGCTTCGATCAGCAGCTCGGCGTTCGGCTCGTGCTGGTCGTCGCCGTCGAACATCGGCGGTGCCTCGTCCCGGCGTGCCGACTGCATCGCCTTCCGCAGCTCGGCGTAGCCCCACCGATGTTCGGCCGCCCTCGCCAGCCACGTGCGCTGCTCGCGCGCGGGCAGCGTGTAGACCGCCGCGTGCACCGACCAGCTCACGTCGCCGCGTCGCCGCGATGGCGGCACTCCTCGGCATACCGCCATGATCCGCAGCAGCGTCTGCTCGGCCAGCCCCGTTGCCTCGGCTGCCTGCGACCACCGCTCTCCAAACGTGCCCTCCCCGAAGATGAGCCAGTCTCCAAGGTAGAAGTTCACCCGACTTTTGAACTCACCCAGGAAAGCACCGAGGCTCTCGTAGGTGTCGTACGCGATCTCCGGCGGGAGGTTGAGCACTCGGGGCGTCAGTGCTCCCCCGTTCTCCAGCTCGATCAGGAGCTGGACCGCGCCCGGTGCCGTCTCGGACAGGGCCAGCGGCTCGTGATCCGGGTTCAGCTCCTCGACGAGCGCCAGCGCGCTCATGCTGCGTCGAGGACGACTTCGGTTCCGTCGGCGGGCACCTCGATGCCCTCCCGCGGCTCGCCCGTTGCCTCACCGATCAGCGTCTCCTGCACGTCGAGGTACGTGTCGGCGCTGACCTCGACCGACACGGCCTTCGGCTCCGGCTGGACGACGGTGCCACTGATGAACGTCGCGTTGCGGACCGGCACCACGAGGTACTCGCCCGTGTCCGGCACCACTGCCTTCCGCGCGCTATGCGGATTGCTCGCGTTCGCGTGCCCGGCGATGAACCAGCCGTCGCCTGTCTTTCGCAGGACGATGTAGTGGGTCAACTTGCCACCTCCTGTAGCCAGGCTTCGATCTCGCGGATCGCCCTGTTAGCGATCTCGCGCTTGATGATGAGATACGGCTCGACTGCACTCAGCAGCGCATGTACGTCACGCCATGTCCTCGCCACCCACTGCCACCCTGGCTTCCGTGCCAGCGGATTCGTCAGATCGTGGACGTGACCTCCGAACTGGAGCAGCCATTCGATCAGCTCCGGGCTGGTACTGGCGATGCTCACCGTCCAGCGCCGCGGCCGATCTCTGTTCAACCGCGAGATGCTGCCCTCACCGTCGATGATGCCCGCCAGGTATGCCAGCTCGACTTCCGTCGTCGGCAAGCTCAGCGCGACAGGGTGAGGGTGCGTCATGCTGCCTCTCCTCTCAGTCGTGCGACCGCCTTCGCCAGCGTCTCGCGCTTCACCCCGAAGCGCACCTCCAAGGAGCGGAAGGATTCACCGGCGTCGTTGCGGTCGCGTGCCTCGCGGATCATGTCCGGCGAGAGCGGTGGATGGCTTGGTCGCCTGCGCGCGCTGCTCGTCGGCAGCCCGTAGTGAAGCTGGAGGATCAGGATGATCGTGCCCCGCTGCGTGAGGCCGCGTTCCTTCGCGTGCTGCCACAGCTTCGACTTGAGCGTATCGCCCATCTTGATGTTCCACGTCGTCGAGCCGTCGGCCTCCCGGAACGGGTAGCCGCTCAGCTCCCACGGCTGCCTGAACTGGTCCGCCACGATCTGCCCCACCACGTCCAAGCGGCTGATGTCGCGCTCCTGCGCGTCTCGTTCTACCGCCTGGATCACGGCGCTCGGCACGTCCTCGACAACGACTCCTGCTTCCCTTCGCATGGCTCCCCTAAGTCTAGCCGGGTCAGCGGACATTGTCACGCTACTGCCTCGGCCACGACGTAGCCCTCCTCGCCCGCCTCGCTGCCGTAGAACGGCATCCCTGGCTTCCGCTTCTGGAACACGCCGCACACCCGGGGCGAGTGGCCTGGCCGGAGCACGACCATGATCCGCATTGCGTGGTTGCAGCGCGGCGGCCGTCGCGGCTCGCGGTCGGTGTAGATGCAGAGCCAGCCACCCTCGCGGAGCACGCGCACGGCCTCGCGGGTATAGACCCCTGGCCGCAGCGGCGGTGTCTCGTACAGCTCCAGCGCCTCCGCGTCCGAGTATGGCGGATCGAGGATCACGCAGTCGAACGACTCATCCTCGAACGGCAGCTCGTGCGCGTCCGCGATCACGTCCGGCAGCGTGTCGGCACGCAGATCAACCCGAGTGCCGTGCTCCGCCATGCCGCCGAACGGGTGCAGCACGCGGTCGGGGAAGCCGAGAAGCTGGATCAGATTCTCCTCGAAGTAGAGCGGGAAGCCGCCTTTGTACCGGGACTTCGGCGGCCGCGGCAGCGTCCAGACCAGCGTCGGGATCACGCCATCCGCTCCAGCGCGAGCAGCTCGTCCAGCCTCGCCGTCGTCTCCTCCCGGGTCAGCTCCTCCCCGAGGTAGGCGGATGCGTACCAACCTGCCGCGTGCGGCTTGAACCAGTCGGTGTGCTCCAGCGGGAACACCCGCTCCATGACCACGCGGCTCTGAATCGAGAGGTGGCACCGCTGGCAGAGCGCGGCCAGGTTCCACCACCGGCAGTCCCACTTCACGCCGTTGAGGTGATGGACGGTGAGGATGCGCCACTGCGCCTCCGTCCACACACGCGGCCCGCCGCTGCCCTGGTAGTCGTCAGAGTCCGTGCGTGTTGGCCCGGAGTGAGTGCACCGCTCGTCGCAGCGCGACCACTGGCTCCGGGTGGAGTTCCGCGGGTCGCCCGCCGTGTACGGGTGCCCACATCGCTCACAGCGGTGCCCGGCGAGCGCGCGGACGATTTTCTTCACCGCCGCGTTCCGCACGTCGTCCTGCCAGGAGTCGTGGTGCCACGCGCTCGGGTAGCCGTCGGGCAACACGTCCTCCGGGTTGTAGAGCCGCAGCGCGGCGATCTCACTCACTCGCCTGCCTCCGCGAAGATGCGCTCGGCTTCGATGTAGATGCCATCCGGCTCGCCGTGCTCCGGCGGCCCGTCGCGCAGCACTTGGATCGCGTGCGACTTCTCCGCGTCCGTCGGGTCGCCTATCGGCTTGCCCATCGCCCGGCGCAGCCAGCGAGCGTGAACCGGCGGCGCGGGTGCGGTCGCGCTCTCCGGCAGGCTCGCCATCGTCTGCCCGATCTCCTGCTGCGGAGGTAGCTCGCGCCGGTAGTTCGCCAGCGCGCGTGCCCCGATGTATTCGTTCACGACGTTCGCGCGGCGCTCGTTGTAGCTCTTGAGGAACTGCGCGCGGACGGTCGTCGGGTTGTCGCTGCGGAGGATCGCCCACCGTCCTCCCACCGCGTCCATTGCCTCGCGCACCTCCGGCGGGCACCGGCGCAAGTCGCCACGCAGGCACATATCCCACGCCTCCTCCGGCGACGGCAGCGCGAGTGCCTCCTCGGCCACCTCGCGCCGAATGCGGTGGATCGTCGGCAGAAAGTCGTCGCCCTTTAGCAGCCGCTCGACCGCTCGATTCACCGCTGCTGCGTCGAGGTCGGCCAGCAGGCGGCCGTACAGCTCCGCGGTCGCGTCTGGGAATGTTCGCCCGGGGAACGCGACTTGGATCGCCGCGATTGCCGGAGCGCAACTCGTCGTCTCGGTCATGCCGTCCTCCTCGCTGCGTCGATGCCGCGTTGCGCGGCTTCCATCGTCCCGTGCGGGTCCTGCCCGGGCTGCGCCGTCACGACGCGGCCCCAGTTGCTCGCCAGCGCCGTCGGCGTCAGCTCGATGCCGGGCCAGCGGCGCTGGTAGAGATTCGCCCTGGCGCTGATCTGCCGGGCGATCCACCACTCCCCCGTCTCCGGCTCCTCGAACGTCTGCGGTGAGGTGTCGCGCACCACCATCGCGCGGATCGTCTTGAGCGCCCTGGCGATCCGGCCACTCTCGGCTGTCTCGTCGGCCTGCGTCACCTTCACGAGTGCATCCCACGGGACGTTCCGCCCGTCGAGCTTCGTGCCCTTGAGCGGGTCGTACGCGGCGACAGCCGCAAGGGTCCCTGGTGGTTCATCTGTTACTGGTGGTTCATGGTGGATCGGGCCGCGTCCTGCGGCCCCTGCGGTGTCGATATGCGGCCCCTCGGACTCCCCCGTCGTCGTAGATGCGGCCCCGGGGGTCGCATATTGCGGCCCCTCCTCCACGAGCACGCGGTACTCGCGCGTGCCGCTGCTCCGCTTGCCCGTCTGCGCGATGCTCCCGTTCTCCTCCAGTGATCGCAGGCACCGCTGCACTTGCGAGCGCGACAGCCGCGCGTCCCGGGCGATGGTGTCCACCTTCGGGAATGCGTGCGTGCCGTCATCCGCCGCGTAATCCGCCAGAACCAGCAGGACGAGCCGGTTGCCGAGCTTCTCCTCCGAGTGCCGAAGCACCCAGGACATCACATGCACTGACATCTTCACCTTCCGATCTGCGCCGCTCCGGCCCGGCGCTTAGACAGTGGACGAGGTCGTGTCGTCCCTTCGTGGCTGGTACATTCTCCCTCGCGTGGACTGACTGGTCAAGCGGCACGCTTTGCGCTGTCGCCATCGGGAGTCCTTCGTGGCAGAAGTTAGGAGGGCCGCTCTGGTCGGGCGGCCCTCCGTCTTTCACGCGCTCTCGCCCTCAGCGGCCTTCTGCGCCTCCTCCAGTGTCTCCGGCTGCTCCGGTGCCTCCGCGGCCTTCTCCGGCTCGCTGAGCGCCAGCACGACGCCCTTGAACGCCCACGCGTACGCGGCCTTCGTCTCCTCCGGCCCCGGCGGCGGGAACTCGCCGCCCTCCCACGCCTTCGCCACGGCATTCGCCAGCCGCTTCCACCATTCGGCCGTCTCGCTCCGGTTCAGCTCGTCCAGCGCCTTCCCGAACGTGCTGGTCGCCAGGAACGCCTCGATGGCGGGCCAGTCCTGATTCGGGTCGAGATCGCGCTGTCCGAGCCGGATCGAGTTCGCGTCCTCGGCCGACGTGACCGCGATGGCCGTCGGGAGCAGTTGCTTCCCCGGGTCGAACTCCGCGGTGCGCCGCTGCCCTTCGCTCCGCGGTGCGCGGCCTCCGGCGTCTCGCGTCGTCTCCTCCGGCGTGCTCGCGTCCGCGTCAGACACCTCGGCCGTGGCGAGCGCGAACGCCTGCGCGACGACGTACTTGAACGCCATCGTCATCGCCTTGCTCGTGGACTTGTCGCCCATGTCCGTGCCCTCGCCCCACCCGCTCGCCCGGAAGCTGTCTCCGAGCAGGCCGTAGAACGTGAACGCGACGTGCAGATTCACCTCGTACATCGTCTTGTTGTTGCCGGTGAGCCGCTCGCCAGTGATCCGCTCCCGCACGTCCGGCACCACGAACACGCCGTGCTTCGCCAGCAGCGGGTTGAGCGCGTTCATCACGTCGTCGTGGCCGCGGAACATGAACCGCTGCTGCGTGTTCTCCTGCGTCTTGCCGATGGCGGGCAGCTCGTCGATGATCGCCACCATCCGCTCGTACACGGTGCGCTTCGCCGGATCGGCTTGCCCATCGCCCGGCGCGATCTCGTACGTCTGCGTCATGTCGTCCTCCTGTCAGGGGAGCGGGGCGAGCCACCGCAGCAGCCCGCCCCGCGGGGAGAGGGGAAGCTCTAGCGGGCGATGGCCGCCCACTCACGCTCCGGCATTGCGACCAGCGCGCCACCCAGGCGCTCCATCTCGGCCTGCCGGTCGAACCCGTCGGCGTCCTTCGCCGCGGCGGTCACGGCGTTCACCATGCCCCACTGCGTGAGGTCGCCGCCGGTGGCGAGATGCCTGAGCACGCTGGCGGCCTCGTTCTCGCTGAGGTCGATCCGCTTCGCCAGCGTCTCGGTCGCGCTCACCGGATTGTCGATGGTCGTGCCGGTGCGGGCCTCGCGCATGGTCCGCACGATCTCCCCGAACGTCACGTCGCTGAGTGCCGCGGCGACGGCGTCCCGCACCTTCATGAAGAACGCGCGGTCGTCCGCTGCCAACGTGTCGTCCTGGTAGATCGCGTAGGCGCTCTCCTCCTGCTCACGCCCGACGTGGTACCGGCTGAGGCTGCGGTCACTGATGACCAGCCCGTTCAGGCAGCGGAGCCTCCAGATGAACGGCGTCACGCTGAGCGCGCCCGCCCCCACCTCGGAGTTGCGAATCTCCACGCCTGCCTGCACCACGTCGCCGCCGCCCTCCGGCCCGATCACGTGGTTCGTCGGGTCGATGTCGATGTCGGCGGTCAGCTCCGGCAGGACGGCCCTGATGTAGAGCCGCTCATCCGTGAGCGCCGCGACGTGGAAGCGCAGCCTGTCCTCTCCGAAGTCCTGGAACACGGGCACGACGGCGTGCGCGAGCAGCTCGTCATTGTCCAGGCGGCGGTAGCGGTTCGACAGGAACGCGCGCACGCGCCCGTCGATCATCCGCACCATCCGCGTCTCCGGCGTCTTGAGCAGCCAGTGCTGCACGTTCGTGTCGAGGAGCTGCGGGGCGGCCCCCCGCATTCGGTCGTAGTACTTCGCCGGGATGCCTAGCCGCTCCCTGATCTGCCGGTGCGCGTACTCGTTCACCGGCCCTCCGCTGACGCCGTCGTGGTCCTGCGTGTCGAAGGTGAGCAGCGAGTAGTGCTCGTCGCTCGCCCCCAACACGCCGGTCGCCTCGTCGTACGTCGGCTGCTGCATGGTCGTGAACGTCATGCGTCGGGTGTCCACGATGTAGTCGGCCTTCGTCTCCGCGAGCGTGAGCAGCCTCGCGGTCAGGTCCTGCAACGTGCCGTGCTCCTCTTGTCGGATTCGCTGCACGCTGGAATGCTCCATTACGGTCATCGGTCTACCTCCGTGGCGATGTCGATTCGTGCGTGATACGCCTCGCGCGGCTCGCCTGGCGCAGGGCCAGGTAGTCCGATCCGCTTCCGGCGCTTGTAGCGGCGCTGAGCCGCTGAGTGATCTAGCCGTCCTCCGGCGACACCGCGCGCGGTGTGGCCGCGTCTGATGTTCTCACCGACGGTGACCGGCTCTAGGTGCTCCGGGTTGATGCAGTGGCGCACGCGGCAGCGGTGATCGAGCTGCATCCCATCCGGGACTGGCCCGACCCACAACTCGTAAGCCACGCGATGCACGCCTCTCGTCCGTCCGTAGATTCGCACCTTGCCGTAGCCGTACTGATCGAGGCCACCCGTCCACAGCCAGCATCCCGCTTCGTCGATCTGCATGCGCGCCGGGAGCACCTCTGCTGGATCATTCGGCCTCGCCATCACTTCCCCTCTCGGCTGTCCCAGACCGCACTCATGCGGTCGTGGTAGCCCTTCGACTTCGGGTCGCTCAGGTCATAGGCTCCCTCCTCGTCGGCGCTGACGTACCGCCCGGGCACGTCCAGCATCTCGTACTCGACCCGCGCCAGCACTCCGTGCAGGTCGCACTGCCAGGGGCCGTACTGCTGGCCCTCGGCCGTCATCGAGAGAATCTCCCGCCGCGCCAGCCCCTTACACTCCGGGCACAGCGGCAGCTCGCGCGTCTCCCACTCCAGCCGCGTATCCGGCGGCTCGGGAACCCACGGCTCAGTCATGGCGCTCCTCCTTCGGTCGATTCCGTCGTGGCGCGGTCAAGTCTACCGGACACGGAGAACGGCTGCCCGAACGGGTTGATGAGCCACTCGCCCGGCTCGCCATCGACCGGCCGATACAGGATTCCGTCAATCCGCTTGCCCTGCCGGTGCAGATCGAGCAACGCCTCGCCCAGGCTCACGTCGTCGGCCCCGCCCAGGCACTTCGGCGCGCCGGTACGGTAGCCGGTCGCGTCGAGCCGGTAGATGCGGAACGGCGTCTCGCTCAGGTCGCCCGCGTGCTCGTGCTCGTCCATCACATACCTCGTCTCATCGTCGTCGTCACGATCCACTCCTCCTCGTTCTGCTGGTTCACCTTCAGCGCGTAGATGCGCTCGCCGTCCTCCGTCCACACGTACAGGCTCGTGCCGCGTCGGGCCAGCCCGACGCTGAGCCGGTCGGTCGTGAGCCGTCCTGCCGCCAGCGCCGCGCGCACCTCGCGCTCGATCCGCACCGTGTCGAAGCGCGGGAACCTCTCCGCCGCCCGCCACATGGCGTGATCGGTCACGTAGATCGGAAGCTCGACGGTCAGATCGCTCACCCTTTCCTTTTCGCATATGCCAAGGCAACCTTGTGGGTCACGGACGAGCGCCGGAGGTTTAGGTAGCCCTGCCGCTGGGCCTCGGTCAGCTTCGCGATCTCGCGGCGCTGGGCTTCGCTGATCTTCATAGCTGCCTCCGTGCCCGCCGCTGCGCCGCCCGGGCCGCCGGTGTCCAGCAGCCGTGCCCGGGCCAGCAGTAGCGGTTGCCGGTATGCGAGCTGAACACCCACTGCTCGTGCGGCAGCTTGCGCCCGCACTGCCCGCAGCAGTAGACGCGCGTCGTCGTGGTGCTCGCCATCAGGACCAGCTCCTCGGCACGTACATATCGTCGGCCTCCAGCAGCTCCTCGTCAGCGAGGCTCACGCCGTAGACCTCCTCGAACGCCGACCGGTAATCGACGCCGGTGTAGCGCATGAGGTCGCGTACCTCCTCCTCCATCCACGGCTCGCGCTCGACCAGCACCGGGGCGAGGTAGTCGTCCACCGGCGCGTCCAGCGTGAGCTGCCGGGTCACCGTCGGCGGGATGGTCGGGCTGATCCGCGGTGCGGACCAGCCCTTGCCCTTCGCCTTCCACGTCTGCTTCGGCCGCGGCTTGACGACGCGGATCGTTGTCGTCTCCACCTTCCCGTTCACGCGCACCATCGTCCACTCCGGCACCTCGTGCCACTTGCCCTTCGGCACGCGCCCGAAGGTCATGGCGCAGGCGGCCTCGATGGCTCTCCGCGTGCTGGCCCAGATGACCAGCTCGGTCGTGACCAGGTAGTGCAGCGGGTAGCCCTCCGTCCGGGCGAGCAGCAGCTCCTCCGGATGCTTCTCATCGACGACCGCGAAAGCCGCCCCACCGTCGAGGAGGTCGATGGCCTCCGCGGCGTGGTCCCATCCGGCGTAGCTCAGCAGCGCCGGGATGATCTCGCTGTCCACCTTCGCATGCCGCTTGAGGCCGAAGGCATCGAACAGCTCGGTCGCGTTGTAGATGGTGCCGTTGTGCACCGCCGCCATCCCGCCGTTGATCTGCGGGTGCGCGTTCATCACGTCGTCGCGTGCGCCTACGGTGGCGAAGCGTGTATGGAGCAGCAGCGTCTTGACCTCGTTCCTCATCGCCTTCCGGCCGCGGACGAACCGGTGCGCTGGCTTCACCTCGCGCTGGAGGTGGCACTTGCCGTTCGGCATGAGCGCCAGCAGCCCGGTCGCGTCCGTGCCTCGGTTCTCGATTGCGAGCAACAGGCTGTCGGCCAGTCGCCCGAGCTTCGGGATCATCGCGTCTCCGCGTCTATGGACTCCTGCGATTCCACACATCTCTACTGCTCCTCTCTGTCGTCGTCGTTCGGGTTCAGAATCTCGACCAGCCGTGCCCGCTCCAGCTCTACGAACAGCGTCTCGGGGTCGGCCAGCGAGTCGATGAATGTCCCGCTCCAGCGGATCGCCCGCTTGCCAAGGACCTGACGGAACTCGTCCTCGTCCCAGGCGTGCCACTGGCTGAGCCGGACCTTGTCCAGCAGCTCCTGCCAGTCCGGTGCCGAGTCCACGTGGCCGTTCGACCAGCGGACCCGTACCGGTGTCTGCGTCGTGTTGGTCATGCTGTCTCCTCTCGTCCTCTCGTGGCCCTAGACCGTCGCCCAACCGAACTCGACTGCGCGTCCGATCAGGAAGGTGCGGGCCGTCTCGTTCATCCGGTCACCGAGGGTCAGGAACATCTCGCGGATCGAGGTATGCGGGGCGAGAGTCGTGCCCTGCTTCGCGGTGTCGATGATCGCCTGGCCGAACCGCAGCCAGGAGATGATCTTCTCGGCGTCGAGGGTGCCCTGGTGCTGCCGAATCTCGATGGTGCCGTGGCGGCCGTAGCTCGTCAGGTTCAGCGTCCGGTAGCGGTCGATGTAGACCCGGCGGAGGTCGCTGGTCGAACCGAGTGCGTTGACCGTGTTCATGTCGCTGCTCGTGAGACGGCGGCAGTAGCCGTTCGCGTCGTTCCGGCGGCTCTCGCTCACGAGGCCGTCGATCAGGTTCTGGTTGTTGAACCAGCTCGTCGCGGTCGCCTTCACGGCGTTGATGTCGGCGTCGTTGATGTCGTGGTGGACGTGCGTTCCGCAGCTCTGGTTGACCGTGCCGCCGAGGGCGCGGAGAACGCGGCAGGCAGTCCGAACGGCCTGCTCGCCCTGCTCGCCCTGCAACGGCGGGGACACGATCTCCAGCCCGTGCTGGCCGCGGCCCGCGCTCAAGCTGCCGTCGCCCTTGACGCTCCAGTAGGTCGTGCCCGAGGAGCGGTCGCGGGACGGGAGGCCAGCGGCGTTCAGCGCGGCGATGATCTGGTCGCGGCTGATGCTGACCGGGAACATGCACTCAAGCTCGACGCCGAACATGCGGGCGATGCCGAGAGGGGCGGTGCGGGTCGTGCGCGGGACGCGCGGGCCAGCGGCGCGGCGGACGCGCTCGCAGCTCCGGCACTGACCGGAGTAGTGCTCGCGGCTGCTGGCGAAGCGGAAGGTGCGGGTCGCGTTCGCGTCGGCCTGGTTGAGGCTGGGAACGGCGACTCCGGTATGGCACGTGCGGCACTCCAGGTAGTAGGTGCCGGTGTCGTAGTTGTAACGGTGAAGGCGGGGCGTTGCGGGCATGTCGTCCTCCTGGTCGGATTCCTTCGTGGCTCACTAATCATGCCTGACTGGCGCGCGAAAGTCAAGCGGAATGTTGCACGTAGTTCTGGCTCAGGCACGTACTTTGCGGAGATTCGGCCTCAGCGACATGGCTCCAGTAGGCGAATCCGCGCGCGCAAAGCCGAGGGCCGCTCTCGCGGCCCTCGGGTCGAGGTGGATGAAGCGGCTTGGTCTAGCTGTCCGGCGGTACTGCCGGGCCTGCGTCGGCCGCTCCTCCGAGCACTCCTCCGGCGCTCGGAAGCGGCAGCCCGAGGTCCTGCAAGCTGCCGTACATCGAGTTGAGCAGCGCGGCGAGCATGACTACCCAGATCGCCGTCGCTATCGAGCTGAGGTCCACGCCGAGCACGGCCAAACCGCCGTACATCTGCGCGAATATGTAGATCGCCGCCCACGGCAGGACCTTCCCGGCCACGTCGTCCCGCAGGAAGTTCGTGAGCTTCCCGAAGTTGAAGTGACCTCCTGCGTCGGTGCGCGGGTTGATCGCCGCGGCGACTCCGAGCACGATGTCGAAGCCGACGAGGGCGAAGATGGCTACGAGCTGCTGGTCGTGAAGCAGCCTCTGTAGTGCCTCGTTCAGCGTCACTTACTCCTCCTCCGGGGCGAATCGGTTGTCTGGAGTCTGCGCTCTCGGTCGGCTAGAGCAGCGGTATGCGCGCCGCCTTCGCCACTGCCTCGATCTTCGCCTTCGCGTCCGCGCTCCCCTTCGGAGACGACACGCCGAGGTGCGTATGTGAGCGGCCCGGGTCGCCCGGCCAGTTGCCCACGAGCGCGATGACCTGACCGACCTCCACGATCTGACCCACCTTCACAATCCTGCTCCCGTAGTGCGTCGAGAAATACTCGTACCCGTCGGCCGTCTTGTAGTAGATCGTCCAGCCCCAGATGCCGATGGCATTGTTCGGAGGCAGGCTCGGGTCGTGTCCGCTGAGCCGCGTGACCTCGGCTCGCTCAACGGCATAGACCGGCGTGCCGCCCGGCGCGCAGAAGTCGATGGCCCAGTTCACTTGCGGCAGCCCGGCCGTCTGATGCGGCCCCTGGCAGACCTGAGACAACGTGCCCGCGGGATGCGGGTAGCACAGCTTGAGCGTGTCGGCGCGCACGTACTTGAGCGCGACTCCGTCCATCGCCCACTCGCCCGCGTGCGGTCCCTGCTCCAGCTTCTCGGCGCGTAGCGCCAGCCACGTTCCCTTCCCGTAGTCGCCGGTCGTCGTCAGGTGGACGGATCGCTGGTACGCCTTCATGGCATCGCGCAGCGCGGTGCCGTAGTCGTCCGTCTCCTCCCCCAGTTTCTGATCGAGCAGACGGAGCCGGATCATCCCCCGCTTGAGTCCCTTCACGGTCGAGTAGTCGCGCGTCTGCTTCGCGCCCGGGCCGAAGCACGGGCCGGTGTACGGAAAATGCTTGAGCGTGAGCATGGGAACCTCCGGTGGGATCGGTGGCTTAGGCGGCGTCGGCGGCATCTGCGGAACGGTGTCCTTCCACTCGCTCCAGTCTGTCACGTTGTCGGCGGTGTAGAGGCAGTGCGCCACGCTCGCCGGGTACGCAGAGCGCGGCGATGTCGTGGAGTACAGAAGCGTCACGCGCTTTGCGCCCTCGCGGAAGGCGTGGTCGATGCACCGCTGGTATTCGTCGAGGTACATCTGGCCGTTGCCCTCCAGCGGGAACATCTCCAGCGCCAGGTACGCGAACGCGACGTGCTGCCAGCCCTGCTCATTCTGTACCCACGGCAGCGTCGGCATGTGCACCGGCTTGCCGTACGGATTCACCCAGAAGTCGAGGAGGTAGCCGCCGATCTCCTGTAGCGAGAGGTGGTCGTCCACCACGTCCTCGACGTTCGGGCCGATGAGGTCGGCCTGCCAGTCCACGGCGACTCCGAGTAGGTAGGTCAGGTCGTCCATCGTCCGCACGTGCATCCACGGACCGTGCGGAATCCCCGCCTGCCGGTACAGCTTCCGCTGGTAGTCCCACACGGTCGGGTCGCGGGCCACGTCAACGCCCACGTTGAGCGTCGCCCAGCTCACTCCTGCGGCCTTCTGCTCTCCGACGTTCTCGACGTTGCCTCCTGGCCGTCGGAGCAGCGTGCCGGTGCCGAACAGCAGCTCCATCAGCCGCCGATGGCGTCCTCTGGTAGTCGCATTGCGACCTCGTGCACGGCCTGGCGCAACTGCTCGATCTGACTCACCAGAGCATCAAGCGTCGGTCGTGCTTGAAGTTCGGCGTTCTGCGCGCGCAGCGATGCGACTTCCTCGCGTGTAACTGACACGTCCTCTTGCAGTCGGTCGGCCTTCTCGGCCAGCGCATCACGCTCATCGCGCCACGCTCTCGCCGATCCTTCGGCGGCAGCGGCCTGAGCGCGCAGCTTCCCGAGAACCAGGAACCCTGCGAACAGCACCGCGAGCGCGATGACATCGAGCAGTACCCGCAGCGCACTGGGCAGCTCATCGAGCACCTGAGAGAAGATGACGCCGACCGCTATGAGCGGCGGAATTATCAGCTTCGCCTCGCCGAGCACCGGGAGCAGGTGCCCCTCCCTTCAACGATCTTGCAGAGTGAACGAGTCTATGCAGTGGTCAAGACGTCGGGCATCTGGCGCTCACCGCACGAACGCGAGGCCCGCCCGGGCGAAGTGGTTGTGCGGGTTCCGGTTGAGAGCAGCGCGCGCTCGTGCCTCCCTCGTGAACTCCTCGTCGTAGCGGAAGCCTGCCGCGGCCATCGCACCCTTCCAGTACGCGGCGGGCTGGCAGTTGACGTGATGGTGCCCCGGCTGCCCCGGCTCGGCGTGCGTGAGGAGCACGCTGTCGGCGGCGCTGAACGTCTCCAGGAAGTTCGGGACGTGCTCCTCCTCGACGTGCTCCACGAACTCGCACGACCAGGCGAGTCCGAAGTGGTAGGGCAGCTTGAGCGGACCCTGCGCGTAGTCGTGGCAGACGATGTCCTCGCGCCCCTGGTCGATCCCGTCCACTCCGAGCACGCGGCAGCCGCCGCTGGCGAAGTAGTCGAGCGCATGGCCCTCCCCGCAGCCCACATCGAGCACCGACTTCACTCCGCGCGCGAACACGAGCCAGTCCCACAGGTCGGGGAAGTAGGTCGCCGGGTCGCCACCCTTGATGTAGCCGCCGAGGTGCGGCTGCGCCTGGTCGGCGTAGAACTCAGGCGCGAGTCCCGGCATACCAACCTCGGTCCCACAGCGTCCCGAGCCGCGTGAACCAGTCGGCGTACATCGGGCCTACGGCATCCAGCGAGAAGCGTCTGAGCGCGGCCTTCCGCACCACCTTCGGCTTCATCGCCATCGCCCGCTCGGTCGCCGCGCAGGCCTCCGCGAGCGTGGTGAACCGCAGCTCGTCGGGCACCGTGTCCACGAACGCTCCGAAGTCGGTCGAGACGGCCGGAGTCCCGCAGAGCGGCCCTTCCACAGCCACTGCTCCGAACGGCTCGATGTAGAGCGTCGGGACAAGGAGCGCCCGCGCTCGGCCCATCAGCTCGTTACGCTCGGCCACGCCGACGGTGCCAACGTAGTGAACGTCTCCCTCCAGCCGCGAGCCGTCGTGGCACTCGATCAGCCCCTCGCTGCTGCGGGCGACGCCGCTGCCCGCGAAGTAGACCGGCAGCTCCAGCTCGCGGCCGATCTCGGCGGCGATCTGGATTCCCTTCCGCGCGATCATTCGACCGACGAAGCAGAGGTAGTCGTCCTTCCGGTTGTGCAGCGACCACTCCTCCGGGGCAAAGAAGTTAGGGATCACGGTGTCGTAGAAGCGGCCGGTCGCCTGGCCCCACTTGCCGTACATGAAGTGCCGCCAGGCGTTCGACTCGAAGCAGATGTGCGGGTGATCGGCCATGCTCTTGTCCGAGATCATCACGCCGTCGTAGCCCGCGGCCCACTCGACCGTCTGCGCCTGCGGGAGCGCCTCGTAGATCGGCTTCATGGCGAGGCCTCCGGTGAGCAGCACGATGTCACCCCTCTCGTAGCGGACGCCGATCTCCCCGATGGCTCGGGCGTTGATCGTGCGGTAGGAGAAGTCGGTGGATGACCAGCTCCCGGCCACGATGGGCAGCATGTTCGCGTCCTCGTCGCCGTACCACTGGCGCATCTCCGCATCGGTGAACAGCGGCACGAGGTCGACGCCCGGATCGACCTCGGAGTGCTCGCCCCCGTACAGCGTGATCGGCCAGCCGAGCGCCGTCATCATCGTCAGGAACTTCGCCGTCTTGGTCGTGAACGCGCACACCGTTACGTCGCGGGAGACGTGCGCGTGCGGGAGGGCAACGAGGTGAAGGGTAGGACTCATGGAATGTACGGAGCGATACGCACAACCGTCAGGCCGCCATTGACGAGATCGTCGCTGCTCCCTCGGTTGTGAAAGACCTGGAGATTCACCGACTGCGGCAAGTCGGCCACAAAGAATGTCGTCTTGTGCTGGACGTCGGGGTAGTTCGCATTCGGCCGGTGCGTATCGAGGCCGTTGCCGATGTCCTGGTAGTCCTGCCCCCCTTGAAAGACCGGCCCCTCAACGATGTCCCAGGCTCCCACATTGTCCATGAGCGCCCAAGTGTGGACATCGTAGATGCCCTCCTCGTTGATCGTGATGAGGCCGGTCGCCGCATTTACGGATAACGCCGTGCCTGCCACGGCCGACCGGTTGTAGTCGGTGATTACGTCCAGGGACCCAGAGGAGATGGTCTGACCGTCGGGAATGGCGAGTAGCGCGTAATCGACTGTGATCGTTGAGAACAGACTGGGCCTCCGCGCGAGCTGCGCCGTGCGCCAGCCGAGGCCGCCGATGTCGCGCTCGGTCGTCGGCTCCTGCACCGGCTGCGTCATGCCATCCCCTCCGCATCTGCGCTCGTCTGAATCTCGCTAAGCGTGAGCACGCTCGGCGTCGCATCCCAGCTCACCGTGTAACCGTAGACGCGCTGCACGCCGCTGAACCCGCCCTTGACCTGACTCGCCGCGGAGACGCCCACGAGGTCACCGATCCCGAAGCAGCCGATATAGCGGTCGTCCACCGGCTGAACATGGATGATCTCCCTCGGCGTGGCGGCGAAGTACGAGTAGACCAGCCACTGGTAGCGCGCCAGCTCGCGCCCCGGCGTACCGAACCCCGGGATGCAGTCGGCGTCGTACTGGTCGAGGATGTCCACCTTCATACGCACGCCATAGGCCGCCTGAGCGGCGACGCGACGAGCGATGACCGCGGCGTAGGGATTGCTCCCGGGATAGCCCGCTAGGCCGGTGTCGTCGCCTGTGACGTTGAAGCACCAGTGCTGGTCGCCCGCGGGGTCAGCCGCCGTCTGCACTCGCGGGCCGCCGTAGAGCCAGTACTTGTTGACCATATTCGTCATGTCGCGGTTCCAACGTAGGTTCGCCACCGAGAACTGCCCCTGGCCGTAATCGAGATCGACGCTGCCCGACTGGTCGGTGCCGTAGTCGCCGTTATAGAAGTCGATGGTGCCGGTGACGCCCATCGTCCCGGCGTCCGTGTAGGTGATGATTCCGTCCAGCGTGCCCGTCGAGACGAGCAGGCTGAACAGCTCCATGATCGTCATGGGCACGTCCACCGGCGCTCCGCTCACGTCGGTCACCCCGATGCCGAATCCCTGCCCGAGGTCGAGGAATATCTCGCCCTCGGCGTCGGTCGGAGGGCCGCCGCCACAGTCCACCGTGTTCGTCAGCACCGCCGCCATGATGTCCGGCGCGTACACGTAGTCGAAGAACAGGTCGCCCCCGGCGGTGCCATCTCCGAAAGGCTTGGAGAAGTCGCAGTCGTCAGCCCGCACAACGCGCGCGTTCCACAGCTCCATGTGGTCCTGCGCGTTGTAGACGGTGACGCCGCCGTCCTTATTCGTGTCCGTCTCGGTGTTCAGGATCGGCCCGTGGAACACGATGCTGTCGTCGTCCAGGGTGATCATCAGGAGATCGCCGCAATCGCCAGCGTCCGTCTCCATGTCGATGCTCACCTGAGCCTGCGCTGGTCGATTCAGCCGCGGTGTCCAGCTTCCCGCGATGGCGACGTCCGTTCGCTCCACGCCACCGATGTAGACCTGAGCGGTCTGGTTCGTGCCGCAGGCCACGAGCTACAGGTCCGCGCTCTCGGAGAACAGCCCGAAGTCGAAGTGTCGGGTGCGATAGCTGTCGGCCGGTGAGATGACCAGCTCGCGCTCATACACCACGGTCAGCGAGTGCGCGCCGTCTCCCGGAGCAGTCCATGCCAGCGTGCCTGTCGTCGGCGCGAGCATCCCTTCCAGCGCCGCCCGGAGTGCTGCCTCCATCGCATTGAACACGGCCTGGCAGCCGCTCGGCGGAACCGACTGCACGATCATCCGCCCTTCGATCACCGGATGCCGCGGACCCTTCCATGTCCTCCCGCGCAGCCCTCCGTGCGCGAACGGCTTGTCCTGCCCCGTGAAGCGCAACGTCGGCCCGTCGAGGCCGTGAATGTCGTCGATCCAGTAGAGATCGTCGTTCGAGCCTTGCCCGAACACGCCGTTGTTGAAGGTGATCGCGCCGAGGGTGTAGATCGCCGAGTAGTCCGCCATCTACATCCCGTGCGTGCCCTGGTAGGAGAAGTCGCCGCTGGCGCTGCTTGTCTTGCGCTGCCGGTGCGCTTCGGGATGATCCTGCCCACTGTTCAGCTTGTGGAGCTGGTTGCGAATCTCGCGGAGCAAGCTGATCTGCGTATTGCCTTGCGCGGTGGAGACAGGCCGCACGGAGATGCCCGCTGTCGGCCGTGTACCGGCTCCTGCGGGCCTGTTCGCACCGATGGCGGCTGCCGTGCTCGCATTCGGCGTAGAGCCACCCACGAGGCCGCTCGTGTTCATGCCCGGGATTAGGTTGCCGATCAGGTTCGTCGTGAAGCCAGCCATCGTCTGGAGGAAGTCGAACTCCTGCTTCTTGAGTGCGAGCACGTCGCCCTGCTTCTTACTGTTCTGCTTCTTCAACTCCGCGATGGCCGCCTGCTCCTCCGCGATCTGATTGCGCAGGCGCTTCCACTCGACCGTGCCGCGCTTGACGTGGGCCTGCGCCTTCCGGAGTGCCGCGATGAGCCGCTGCCGCGCACTCACCTCGCGGTTGATCGACGCCTGCGTGCGGTTGTCACTCCCGGCGTCGGCTCCGATGCCCGCCAGCTCAACGTCGAGCTGCGTGCTCTCGATGCGGTTCTGGTCAGCCTCCTGGCGGCGCTCGGCTCGGAGCCGCGCGATCTCCCGGCGCACCGCGGCCTTCCCCAGTCGAAGGTTCTGCAACTCGTCGCGGAGCTGCTTCGTGCTGCGCCCCTGCCGCCTGACCTCCGCGATCCGCGCCTGCACCTCCGCAATCCCTCTCCGCAGGAAGTCGCGCAGCGCGTCGTTCGCCTTGATGTCGTCGGCCACGCCCGCCGTCGCGCCTGCTGCCGAGATACGTGCCTCCCGGCGCTGCTGCTCGGAGCTGAGCGCATCCACGATGGACTGATCGCGTGCCTCCTGCGCGGTCTTAATCTTGTCGGCATGCTCCTGCGCCGTGCGCGCCGCCTCCTGCGCAGACGACTCCTGATCGGCCAGGATCGACTCGACGTCGGCTCGCCGTTGATTCACGATGTCCGCGGCCTTGTGGACGGCGGTGTCGCGTCCCTTGCCCTGCGGGAGTGCGCGTGCTTCGGTGAGCGCCCGCTGCGCCTCGGCCAGTTGCCTCTGACGGATCGAGAGCAGGTTCCCACCGGTCGCCTCAGTGACGGCCGCTTGCGTGTCCAGGGTCCCGCCCGCCTCGGCGTTCAGCCCGCGGATGAATGCCTTGATGAGATGTCGCGCGCTCTCCTCGACCTTCTTATCGCCGGAGTCGATGCCGCCCGTAATGGCCCCGAGCATGTCGAGGCCCAGGTTCGCCAGCGCCGGGAACCCGAGCTGCCCTGCCCGGATCAGTCCCTCGGTCACCGTGTCGCCCGCCTTGTGTGCCTTCTCGGCGGCTGCCTCCTCGTCGAAGGTGATGCCGAACTGAATCGGCACCGGGGGAAGCTGACCCGTGTTCTGGACCTTGCGGATGATCTCGTCGATCTGCTCGGCCGCGCGCTTGCCCGCAGGCGTCGTCTCGTCGAGGCCCTTCCGCACAGCCTGTAGGCCCAGAACAAGCTCGTTGAGCGCGGTCAGCCCGCCGCCCTGAGTGCGGAACGCTCCGAACAGGTTCGCTACGTCGGTGCGTGCCTGGCCCATCTCCTGCGCGATGTTCTGCACCTTGTCGCCACCGATGCCGACGGCATCCCCGAAGCGCCGCACGCCGTCTGACGCCAGGTTGAACTCGCGGACGAACACAAGCGGGCCGCCCGTCTGGAACTTGAACAGCTTCGTGAGCACGCCTGCGGCCCGGTCGCCGCCGGGGATGATCCCAGTGATGGCACCACCCAGTGCGCCTACTCCGTGCGCCAGCGCGGTCGCATTGTCGAGTGCGTCCTTCTCCTCGCGGACGGCGTTACGCAGGAACTTCACGAAGGCAGTGAGCGGGCCGACGGTCAGCTCGCCCAGCTCGACGCCGAAGTCACTCAGCTCCTTCCTTAGCTCACGCGTCTGACCGTGGAACGCCTTCGCTCGGGCCTCGGCCTGCTCCTGCGCCAGCCCGAGCTTGTCGGCACTGGCCGCCGCCTGCTCGTAGCCAGCACGCTGCTGCTGGATCAACGGAAGCACGGCGCGAATCCCGCGGATGCTGAATATCTGCGTCAGCACCTGCCGCTGCTGGCGGACGTTGAGATGGTCGAGCGCATCCGATAGGACGACGAAGGCGTCGGGCCGGAGGTTGCCCGTCTCGTCGATAAGGTCGCTCAGCTCCAGATGAATCTTCTTGAGGCCCTCGCGCACCGGCGTGCTCCCGCCCGCCAGCTTGAGCAGCGATTGGCGCAGCAGCGTGCCACTCTGCGATGCGCTGATCCCGGCGTGCGCCATCTGGATGATGAAGGTCGCCGTGTCGCGGACGCTCAGCCCGAGCGTATGGGCAACGGGAGCCACCGCCGTCAGGCCGGATGCGAAGTCGCTCGCGCTTCCGGCTCCGGAGAGCTGCGCGGCCGTGAGCGCATCGGTCACGTCCTGCGCGTCGCTCGCCTCCAGGTTGTAGGCACGGAGCAGCCTCGTGAGCTGGTCGGTCGAGTCTCCGATGTTCTGCTCGGTCGCCGCCGAGAGCACGAGCGCCTCCCGTGCCAGCGTCTGCGAATCCGCGAGATCGAAGCCTGCGCGCGTCAGGTCAGCGATGGCCTTCGCCGCATCGAGCGCGCTGGTCGCTGGCAGGTTCAGGTCAGCACCGAGCTGCTTCGAGGTGTCGCTCGCTCGCGCCATCTCCTCCTCTGAGGCATGAGTAGACGCCTCGATCAGATGCATCTGCTCGTCGAACTGACTCGCCTCGTCCGCCGACTTGAAGAAGCCGATGGCCGCCGCCGTCGCTGCCAGGAACGCCGGATTGACTCCGAGGCTCGCTCCGCGCAGACCGGTCATCGTGGCCGTCTCGGCCAGGATTGCTTCGGTCGCCTCTACGCTCGCCGCGGCGTGCGTGCGGGTAGCGAATACAGCGCGCTCCTCGGCCGCCGCCTTCGCGGCTAGTGCTCCGGTCGCTTGCACGAGCGCGTCGATCTCGGCCACCGTGGCAGCAGTTGTCGCGTCCGTGATGGCGAACAGCGCGCGCTGCGCCGCCGCGTCGGCCTCCGTCGCTGCCGCCTTCTGTACGTGCCCTCGCGCCGCTGCGCTATTCAGCCCCTGCCCTGCCACGAGCGCGGCGTTGTACCGCTCCTGCGCGGCCGTGAGCAGCGACTCCGCAGTCGCCGTCTCCCCTGCCGCCTCCGATAGCCGGTTGAGCGCACCGACGTTCTGCGTGGTGCTGGTCGGCGGGACCGCCACTCGCGTCGCCGCGAGCTGACTCCGTATCTGAGCCTCGGCCTGCGCCTTGAACGCGGCTGTCTCCGGAACTACCTCGACGAACGCGACAGCAATCGGCTCGCCCACTACGCCCCCATCCCGCGGAAGATGTCGAGCGCCTGGTTGTTCATTTTGGCGACCTCATCCTCGTCGTACTCCACCGCAGCCGCCGCATCGAGTCGAATCTCCTCGGCTCGCTCACTGCGTGCATGACCAACGGCCCAGTCATCCAGAACCGAGACGGCCTCGTCCAGCCCCATCCCGCGCCGGAGCTGGTCGTCGATGAGCAGTGCGTATGCGGCGTCGCAGTAGTCACGGATAGTTAGTGAACCTCGATCTCCTCCGGCAAGGGTGACTCGTCCTTCGATGAGACTTCGTCGCTCCCAGGCCCAGTACCAGATTCCGAGAGCGATGAGAAAGGGCGGTCGGTCATCTGCTCCCATATCCACGTGCGGATGCCGTTGAGCTGTCCGAAGTCGATGGCCTTCTCGCCGCGCAGCTTGCGCCAGGCCTCGTGGTCATCCTCCGCGATGGCGAGCAGGATCAAGTGCTCCGTGCCCTCCGCGCTGATGCCGATGACCACGCCGCCGGTATCGAGAATCTCGCGCTCACCGCGCGCCGCGGCCTCCAGCGTGTCGGCCCATTCCACCGGATCGACCGCGCGCGTCCGGAAGGTGTGACCCTCCAACTCGAACGTCTTGCGTTCCTTCGTGAAGCTGACTTCTCCGTTGGTACTCATGCGGGGCGATTCCTCCTCTACAGTCGGGCAGCCGGGAGTGCCGGTGCCAAGAACGGGTATGTGCGCCCTCCGCGCAGGCCCGTCTCCAACGGGCGGCCGTACTCTACGTTCGTACCGATCTTCGCCACAAGACCGCTCGCACGCTCCTCGATCTGGTAGGAGATGCTGCTTCGCAGCCGTCCCGTCGGCACGTTCGGGCCGCGGCCCTCCGGGTTGTTGGCTCCCTCCACCGCTCGGCCGGATGCGTTGAGCTTCGCGGCGCTCTCGACGTTGATCGCCCGGCGCTTGAGATCGCGGCCGATTGGCCCATTCGGGTCGCGGAACATGCGCTGGAGCGCAGCGTCGTTCCAGACGATCCGCGTCATGTCGCCAGGTCCTCCGGGTAGCCGTCGAGCGCGACGGTGAACTGCATCTCCCATCCGCCGCAGCCTCCTCCCGGCGTGATCGACTGCATGCCCCAGCTCACGAGATCGCTGCACTTGGAGAACAGCAGCGGCGGGTCCGTGTTGATCGCGTTGAATACCCGGTTCCACAGCGCCCACCCGTCCGCGAGTATCTGGCGGCTCGCCTCGGTCACGGCGTCTGCGTCCGGCGGGACATACTGCTTCGTGCCCTTGCTGATGTGCCCGGTCGGCACGCAGCGTGTCGCGTGGATGCGAAGCGTCGGCCGGATGATCTGGAACACCGGGCTGAGCACGCTCGGGCTGCGCGCTCCCTCGCCCACCGGGTTCACCCACACGACGAGCTGCTCGCAGCAGTCGTGAACGGGCACGCCGTAGGCGATGAGCTGGCGGTCCGGCGCTCCGTCGAGGTCGGTTCCTAGCTGCTCGGGCACCGAGTCGAGTGCTCCGGCAGCGACCTCCAGAAGTTCGGCGGCGGTGTCGAACAGGGCACCCGCGTCCGCCACGATCTAGCTCCCTGCCGGTGCGCGGAACCTCCGCGGGTAGTCGAGGTCGGGCGACCACACGCTGCTACGACCTCCTCCGTCGTCGCTGAACAGGCTCACGAAGCTGTCGATGGCAGCGATCCCAGTCGTGCCCGTCTTGAGCGCCGCCGCCACGAACGGCACCGTCTCGATGGTGATGCCCTCGCGCACCAGCCTGCTCACGCCTTCGGGCAGCGAGCACGCGCCACTGCCGGTCGGGCACGCCTGCCATATCTCGCAGGCCAGCGCCATCGCCGCACTCCGTCCTGCCTGCGGCGGATCAGCGCCGTACGTGTAACTGATGGCGAACGTGCCCTCCTCCGTCTCGGGGAGGTCCATGATCTGGCACCCGGGCCAGACCAGCCGCCGGTTCGGCTCGGTCACGTCGCGCATCCTGACCAGCACGTTCGGCTCCATGAGCGCGTACTCGTCCGCGTCCAGGGGCAACCCGTCGATCAGAACCTCCTCGATGCTGCGGATGGGCACGCCCGCGAGGACTACCTCGCTGGTCGGGGAGCAGCCGCACACATGCGTCTCGCACGCCCACCGCGCTCGCGTCGGGTCCCACGTGAAGTCGAGGCCGGTCGCCCACGGCCCCCAGCAACCGCACCCCTGGTTGCAGGGCCGCACGGTGACCGGGCCGCACTCGCCCGAGTAGAGGCCGTCGCTGACCTCGTACAGAATCTCGGTGGCCGACCGGATGGCTGCGTCCTGATTGTCCGTCGTGTCGTCTGAGAACCCCTCACAACACGCTGAGACGGCTTCTCTGCTCGTCCACGCGACACAAGGGGGTCCGGTCGCGCTCGGGTCGCTCTCCAGCGGAGGGAGCGGCGAGAGGCCAAGGATGGCGTCCTGGACCGTGAGGTCCTCGTTGGTCGAGTGCTGCTCGTCGTAGCTGCCGTCCTCGCTCCACACCATCGAGTAGTCGCCCTCGGCCGCCGGGGCCGTGACCACGATGGAGTAGATGCCGGTGACCCCGATCTCCAGAATCCCGGCCGTCGTCGGGCCGAACACCGTGGTGCCTTCGTTGTCGTCGATCTTGAAGGCGACGGTTCCAACGAGTCCGGAGATGCCGGAGTTGAACGTCGCTTCAAAAGACTCTGAGGGTGTGCGCGCCACGCGCCCGGATTCTAGGGCGGATGGCGGCTAGCGCCTAGCTCCGCACCTCAATCATGATCGTCGGCTCGTGATCGTTCGTCCAGCTCGGGCCAGTACACAATGGCTCCAGCCGCTGATCGTTGCGGAACTCATGGCCGCACATGGGGCAGACGAACAGGAATCCCTCGCCCGTCTCGAACAGGCCCGTCTCCACCATCACGCGCCCTACCTCGTCTGTGCGGTACGCCTTGCGCTCGCGCGCGGTGATCGCCGCGTCACTGCCTGCGGGCAGCCAGGGCGGCTCGCCCTGTGAAGGACGGAGCCGCCCCTGGACTACTCGCTGTTGCACTACGCCTCCGGCCCGTCTCCCTCGCCGTACTCCGGCTCGCCGTCGTTGAGCACGGCGTGCCGAACCGGCGGGCCGAGCCGAACGACGTTGTCGCCCGACTCGTCGTAGGTGTGACCGTAGGCGTCCGCTCCCGCTTGTGCAGCGGCAGCGTCACTCCCGTACTGCTTCGACGTCTCCAGAGCGTCGTGCCTGGCGTCGCGGGCCTCGTACACGTACTTGCCGCTGGCGAGCTTGACGACCTGCACGTATGCGACTTCGCCGTCCATCACGCGAAGGTGTAGCCGCCGACGGTGAGCAGCACGATGTTCGCGCCGGACGTGTCCGACTTGTAGCCGAGCCAGCTGGTGACCGTCGCCGGGACGACCCACCAGCCGTTGAAGATGGCCGGAATGTTCGCGGTCAGCGCGTACTGGTCGAACAGCCTCGTCGCCGCCGCATCCGCACCAGCCGTGGAGACGGTGAAGTTGTGCGCTGCTGCGTTCGCCTGCGCGTGGATCGTGCGCAGGATGCCCGTGGTCGCTGCCGTGGACGTCTGGTACGCGGCGGTGCTCGTAATGCTCGTCATCGCCGGGACCAGCGCCGCCGGAGTGCTCACGGCGAAGTGGACGCCACCGAGCCTGTCGGCCCAGCCTCCGCCCACATGGTTCATGCCAGGAATCCTCACTGACGTACCTCCTCCGGGGCGACTCTCGGGTTCTCGACCTGGACCAGGTCCACGTCGTCTCCGTACAGATTACGCATATTGGCGGACGCGTACAACAGGAAGCTCTTGAAGTGCCCGGGCTGACTCTGCGGCACGAGCCACGGGGAGTAGCCCGCCTCGCGCGCGCGCCAGCAGAAGGACACGTCCTCGCCTCCGTCCGGGCGGATCGAGGAGTACCAGTGGTCACTGCCAACCTCGACGAACACCTCACGGTGGATGAGCGTGAACCCTGCCCCCACCATGCCGACTTGCTTCGGCTCGGTAGGAACGTGCCGGAGCGGGCGATACACGTGGTCCACCTTGTCGTCCCACACGCCCGCGACCACGACCTCGCCCGTCTCGTCGAGGTAGGGGCCGCCGAAGATGCCTGGCCCCTTCTCCTCCGCGACGGCGAACAGCGACCACACGTCGCGCGGCTCGAACACCATGTCGTTGTCCACCATGAACAGCCAGTCGCGCCCTGCCTCCAGGAACTCCTGCACGAGATGGTTCCGGTTCTCGTGGATGTACGGCCCCGGCACCAGGATGTAGTCGGCCGCGAAGCGATGCTGCCAGTCGTCCTTGAAAAGGTTCACCACCGAGTGCATGAAGTTGAAGCTGACCGTCGGGCCGGTGATGAACCCGAGATGGGAGTCGCCTTCCGTTGCCACGGGCCGCAGTCTTGCAGACTGGCAGCACGTCGTCCAGCAGGCCTGGAACGAGACGCCCACCGATGCGCCGCCAGCCCTGCCGCACACGTCTCATCAGCACACCCGGGTCAATGAAGTCCACGTAACCCTGTTCCAACACGAGAGTGACGGGCACGAACTCGGTGACGCTCACCGGCAGCGTCACGAACGAGTCGCCGGATGCGCCTCCCGATGTCCCGGCGTAGTAGAACGTGACCGTGTTACCGGTTACCAACACACCACCCAATCCGGCACCCTGTCCCGCTGAATCGTCGATGAACACGCGGATGCGCAGGCGCTGCCCGTTCGTGAACGCCAGATCGTCCCCCGACACCCAGAATGTGGCGGCGACCTCGACCGTCGTCAGCTCGATGAAGTTGTTGGAGGTGGAGTCGGTGCCAGAACCAGCAAGCCCCCACACGGTGGCGTTGGTACCGTCGGCGTCAACTCGGGCGACCTCGCAGATTAGCGTGGCCTGCGCGGTGGCGAGACTTTCCAAGGCACGCAGGTTGACCTCGATGGGACCAGAGAGCGTGAATGCGGTGAGCTGCTTGGAGTACCACTCAACGGCAGTCCCGCCCGCTGTCGCGGTGCACTGAATCTTGGCCGTATAGCCGTTGACCGTGTTGGTGACGGCCGTCTGCACGCCAGCGCCGCGGGAAGTCCAGGCTTCCTTTTCGGTCGCCGATCCGGGGTCAA